CGGTCAGCGACCTAAACTGCACCTCCATGCTTTGCAGATCGCTGGCTGCTTTGACGGCGGCCGCACCCAGGCCAGCCACCGGCAGTGTCAGGGACATGGTCAGACCTTTGCCCATGCCCATGATGGCATCGCTGGTGTTGCTGATGCGCCGTTCTAACTTGCGCAGTTCGGCGTTAAACTCCCTGGTGTTGGCACCAATGGATACTATAAGGTCTGCAAGTTTAGCCATTGCGCTTTGCTATTTGGCGCAAGATACCAAAGCCATCGACGGCCGCTTTTTTCCTGCGCTCCCATTCGAATTCAATTAGGTCGGTAGGCTTGATTCGTTTTTTGGTATGCGGTGAAATCACGACCGCAGCCAGCCACCGGATGCGCTCCCATTCGCCTTTCTGCTGCACCTCAATTTCCTGGTAGTGGCCAGCCATGGCGTTGCCGAACTGCTCGAATGTCAGGTCATATAAAATAGATGGGGCCAGGCGCAATTGGCCCAGCCCCATTTCCTCCACCTCGGCCCAGGTCAGTGCTTTGCCGCCTGATTTTTTTTTTGATCCACGGAAAGCAATGCTGCAATCACTTCGCTGATTTTGGCGACATCGTCCACCGTGACCAGATCCAGGAATTCGTCCACCGTCATGGTGAATTTCTGATTCTCGAATTTGCACCCGGCCTGGATGAAATAGTATGCCATCTCCGGCACCCGCGTGATGTCACCGTCGCCCACCTGCGCCACCTTGATGCCGGTGGCCGTTTCGAATTTCCGCCATGCGCCCATAGATGCGCGCAGTGGGTAGGATTTGCCTGCGATTTCTAACTGCATTAGGCGATCACTTCGCGTACAACTGCGCCGGTAATTTCGAAGGTCAGCGACCAGGTCACATTGTCTTCGAATCCGGCGGTCTGCTCGATGCTGGTGATATAACCAACAATGTCGAATTCTTCGTCGCCTGCGTTTGGCGTCGTGCCGCTGCCGACGTTCGTGAACACGGCGAATACCTTGGTGCCGGCAATTTGGTAATCGACCAGCGCATTGAAGCCATTAGTGGCGTCTTCGGCAAAATAGCCGCTGACGTTGATGCTGGCTGATTTCATGGCCGGCAGAATCTCGCGCCAGCCACCGCTGGTTTTGGTGCTGATGTCGCGCGTTTCCGTCGAAAGGGAAATGGAACATTCGGTCACGTTGGCCACCGCAGTGTGGGTGCCGTCGGTCGTGCCGGTGAAAAAACGAATGCTCGATGCATTCAGGATGCCAGTGGTTTGTGCCATGGTTATTCAGTGATTTCGGGTTCGGGTGCTTTGGGCGCCGGCGCTTTCTTCGCTGCCGGTTTGGGTTTGTTCGGATCATCCGGGTGCGCATCGACATGGCCGCTGGCCACCAGGATACGGTAGAACTTCACAGATACTTCTGCCTGCTGTCCTGCCGGCCAGTTGTAGCCGTAGTCATTCAGCGGTTTGGTGAGCGTGACAATCATGACGTAAATGTAAGGGATTGAAATTATTTGCCCTGACCTCGGTATGGCTTCGCATAGTTGCGCGACCGCTTGTTGGCGCTGGTCTTCGTCTTCGCGTGAACGCCCGGCCGCGACACTTCGCGCAGCACCTTCGTGTGGGTGGTTTGGGATTTTGCCATCAGAACATGGTTAGCAGTTGCAGCAGGTCGGCGATGTTGATGACCCCGTTGCGGTCGATGTCACCGGCGGGGTCGTAATGCCCGGCCATTCCGGCCAGTACGTAGCCGAGCAGTTGGATGGGAGAAAGCACCGTCATGGCTCAGCAGGAAACCACCCCTCCGCGATCATAAATGCTTCGTCCCTGACCGTCACCGTGCTTGGCACGATGTGCCGGAACGGGAACGCCTTGCTGCTAAAAATCACCTGCATCAGCGTCATGCGCTCCGCGTCGGTGATTTCGGGAAAGAGCGACACCAGCCGCTCCAACGTAACCAGCGGATGCACCGGGATGACGTAATCGAGGTCCACCTGCAACGCCGCCCGGCCGTCCGTCGGGTGGTGGATAACCCCGAACACCGTGCCGTCGTGTTGGTCGGGCGTTTGGAATTGCAGCGGCAGGGTGATGCAGTACAGTTCGCGGGTGATGAACTGCGCGCGCTGCGGGCTGCTTAAAATCCCTTCGGGTCGGACGATGATGTACGAGGCCATTAGTAAATCGAATAGTAGTCGTTGATGTTGGTCTGAATGCCCGCGCGGTTGGCAGATTGCTCAGAAGGCCATATAATTAACTCTTGCCATGTGGCGCCTACGTAACGAGAATTGCCAATTAACTGATTAATTGTAAATCCGTCGGCAGTAGTCAATGTAACCGATGAGCTTCTGACGCTACTGCCGTTTTTGTAAAATACAAATGACCCCGCGTTGTGTGTGATTTCAATCAAATTTTGATTTAAATCTTGCGTTCCAAAGTCGGTGTTATCGTTTCGCACAAAATACTGGCTATTTCTGACTTGCGCACCTGATTTAGACCCGCTCGTTCCGTAGTCAATGAGCGAAAATAAATTGCTGGACGTGTTAATAACATCTTGTTTAACTACGTGATAAACGCTATAATTTGAAGTACTTGTGAACGACACGGTCATTGCGTCGTTGCTATTGTCAAACTTGGCACCTGCAAATGAATTGACAGTAATTGTCCCCGTGCTGCTGTCGTAGATTTTTGGTTGATTTGCCGCAGTCGTTTGCACCAAATTATTTGCATTTCCGCTTTGGTCGTACCATGTGCGCAGAAATCCATCCGTCCCCGTGCAAAATGTGGTGATGGCCGATGTGTCAAGGTCGCCGTTGACATCGAAGCCGATGTCCTGCTCGGTATTGTCGGATGCCCGGCGCACCCGAATTGCGCTGCCTGTGTAATCTTTGTCAAGTAAGCGAACAGAGAAGGCGGCGCGCGCGCCCGAATAGGTGTCGAGCAAACCAACGAAAGCCGTGACATCCTCCCAACTAATCGCCAGCGTGAACGGCGGTTTGCCGTAGGTCTGCCCGTCTAAATACTCCTGCCATTTGGTCGCGGTCGAAGCGTAGGCGGTGTTATCGGCGAAGGTGTGCAGCAGTGTCCATGTGTTCACGTCGGTGTCCTCGAAGGCTTCCGCCTTGTACCAAATTTTCCGCACGATTTTGTTGCCGGCCGACGGGGTGTTGGATTGGATGTTGAACGACTCCCCGTTGCCCTCTGCGGTCACGGTGAAGTAACGTTCGACGGTGATGGTTGCGGTGTTGGCAAGCGCCCGGTTGGTCGCCGCCTGCGTCGCGTAACGCTGCCCGAAGGTGTTGCTGCCCTTCACTACGCCTGACCCGGTGACGGTGGTGCCGGTGATGTTCTCCACCGCAAGCGTGTTGGTCGAGGCGGTGTATCTAAAGGCGTCTTCTTGGGTGAAGTTGCCGGCATTGTCCTGGTAAAAGACGTTGCCGAGAAAGCCGCCCGGGGGCGGTGACCCGGGGATGTAGCCGACATTCGCCGGTGCCCATTTGCTGCCATCCCAAGACAAGGCCTGCCCGGTCGTGGGCGATGTGGACGCGACGTTGGACAGGTCAGCCAAACGAAACGCCGGGGTGTAGGTGCGTACAAAGATTCGCCCGGTGTTCTGATGCTGCCGGGTCACCACGGCGATGGCGATGCGGTGGTTGGGTGCGGTGGGTGCAGTCGACGTCAACTGCCCATCTGTAACCGATGCGTATAGGATGGTGCCGACCGGATAGGCGTTTGTGTTAATCCCGTAAATCGTGCCGTAAGAACGAACGTGACCCGGTTCCCCGGCTGGAATGTTTTCCGACGCGATGCCCACAAGCGCCTTTGGGTCGTTGATGCTCGTGGCGCTGAACAGGGTGATACCCATGCGGTCGCCCTGCGCGCTGTTACCGAACTGAATGACCTGCCCTTTGGTGATGGTGTTGAACGTGTTGTTAAAGACCGGAATATCCACCTTCGCCGGGCCGCCGTTAATCCACGATGTGGTGGCCTCGTCGTACACGAGAGCCTCGCGATCAAGCGGTTCGTCAAGGTTGACGTCGGTCAAGGCCGCGAGGGTGGCGCTCACATCGCCCGGAATCCACGTGCTGGTCGCGTCGTCGTAGATGAGCGCCTGCCCGTCGGTAGGGTTGGGCGCGTTGACGTCGGACAGATCGTCCAGGTTGTACACCCCGGCGTCAATCAGCACCTGCGGCAAATTCGATGCGTCGCGCTGAATGCGCGCCTGGTAGTCGGCGGTCACAAAGTACACCCGGCGCATTTCATCAAATCCCATCACTTCGGACAGGTACTGAATGCTTTGAACATTCACCCCACTGTAGGTGCCTTTTGCCCGGTCGATGGCTGCGCGCACAGCCACGCTGATGGCAATGGCCGTTTGGTAGGTGTCCGCAAAACAATTGACCTCGATGCTGGCAGTGTCCAGTTCAGACGGTCCGCGCTGGGTGTCGCTGGGTTCATTTGACCGGATGGTGTAAACCACATAAGGCAGCGCGGTGTTTTGCTCCGCAATCTCAGGAAATACACGGGTTCCCACCAGCGCCGACAGACCAGCGTTGTTTGACAGCAGGTAGTAGATTGCTTTTCCGGCCAGCATTACTTCATCAGTTTTTCGAACTCCTTTCGAAGTTCCTGGTACAATTTAACTTTCATTCGCGGATATGACGCCTTCATGGCGCGCTCCATCACTTTGTAGTTTGGATGGCTGGCGTTTTTGCCACCGAACACTTCGGGGAAATCGCCTTCCTCCACGATGTGGGCAAACCATGCGTCGCTGTGTTCGCGCACTTTCTTCTTCATAGGGAAGTTGCTGCGCGGTCCGGCCAGGATGGTCGGGAATACTTTGTGAGCATTCCAGGTGCCCATTGACCGGCGCAGGGTGCCGCGCTCGATAAATGCCCCCATGCGGTCACCGCGTTGCACCCTGATGTCTTTGGGCGCGTCTTTGATCATCGACCTGGCAGTGGCCACATAGATGGCACCCACCCGCCGGTAGGCTTTTTGCACACTGGCTTTGTTGGCCTTCCCCATCTCCACCGCTTTTTTGATGCGCTTGTTCAATTCTCGCACATCCATCTTGCTGGTGATTTTCATTCGCGCAGGGTGCAGGTCAGGCGCAGACCGTCATTGCGGCCGATTTCCTGGATGGTTTCGATTTCGTAGGATTTGCCGCCGTAGGCCACCCGGTCCTTTGCACTAACCGATGACACTGTGGTGCTGTAGCGAATCAGGAAATGCACCGGCTGCTTTGACAAAATTTGGTCGCTGGCGATGCGCTCCGCGCCACTGCCTTCGCGCCAAATGACATCGGCCCACACGGTGGCCAGGGTGGCCCAGGTGGGCACCCGTTCGCCGTAGTCGTTGGTTACGACCGTTGCGCGCTGGATAGTGATGCGCGCATCCATTCTGCCGAACTTCATTGGAT